AAGCGGTAAACTTGGCAATTATTATGGGTTTGATATTTACGTTTCTAATAACGTATATCATACAACTCCCGCAACAGATGGCGAGGCTGCTGTTCTGAGTGGATATAAAGGCTCGATCGCTTTGGCAACTCAGGTATTGAAGACCAAAGTACAGGACACGGTAACCGTTGGTTTCAAGACCCTGGTGAAGAGTCTTATGGTATATGGCACAAAGGTAATCAGACCGAATAATTTGGCTGTCGCATGGTTCGATTATACCGCCGAGGCGAGTTAAGGAGTAGATTATGGCGATTAAAGCATTAACACCATTGAAACTTACCACTATGAATAGCTCAACTCCAGGTAATCCCACTATGCAGGCTATGGCCAGTAATACTGCTGTTTATGTTGATGTCGGTGACATCGATGCCAGCAGAATGATTTTTGTGGTAACTAAATTGGCATCTGGCGCTAATAGTGATTCAAGTGAAACATTAACTCTTGAACCATCAACAATTGCTCATCAGTATAGTGCGAATGGATTGGGGAATTTAAGCATAAATATTTCTTCTGTACCCCATAGCACGAACCCGACTGGCGAAGAGTTGAATTGTTGTTTCATCGGACCCTTTGAAACCGCAAGGTTCAAAGATTCGAATGGACGGATTAATATCACTTGTACGAATGCAGATAACCTGGGAGCAATTGGAGTTATTCTAATTTAACAATTACGGGGCGGGCAACCGCCCCTTATTTATTGGAGATAAAGTGTCTACAGAAAAAACAATAACTGATCATTTATTGATTGCAAAAAAGTATGAGCCGGAAGGTGTAGATGTTCCCAGATTATGCGAGAAAGAATTGCTTGCAGTAATGGGGACCGCAGATCCTTCGCGCAAAATGGCCCCGTTCAAAGATGATAACTTTGAAATATGGGGTTGTCAGGTTTGTATTACTTTCCCTGATATTCCCCGAGTCGATGTATTATTTGAAATGCATAAAGCTAATTATTGGAAAGATCCAGATACTTATACTCGGATGAAGAAAATAAATCTTCCGATGTATATGCAAGAAAAACATAAAGAGTTTCCAACTTCTATGCGATATCCGATAGAAATTGTTGAACATTATCGGGCATATAGTACTTCTACTATATCTTACATGCTTGCTTTAGCATATCACTCTTTTGTAATGACAGAAAAGCCGAAGCATGTAGCGTTGTTCGGAATACAAATGCTTGCGGATGCAGAATATTCGGAACAACGTCCCTGTTGTGAATATTGGATAGGACGGATGGAAGGGGTAGGGATAGATGTAGAAATAGCCCCTGGGAGCGCCGTATTGGCATCTCCCGGATTATATGGGTATGAGGGGTACAATCCCATTTCTTATGATCTTCATAAGCGTATAGTTGGATTACAGATGGGAATAAATCATTCCCAGAAAGAATTGGAAAAATGGAAACAGCAATTAGCGAGAAATGAAGGGGCGAAAGAAGAAGATGAACATTGGTTGCGTAAGCTACAAAAAGGAGAAATAAGCTAATGGATGGTGGAGATAGAGCGGGATATAAACAAGTATCTGGTAATGTGGATGCTGTATATATTACCTCAACAATGGGTGCTGCATCGGCTACAAATGCATGGGCGGACATAGAGGTAGTATCCGATGGCGCACAAATTAAAAGTATAACCGCCGCTGGTTTGATAAATGCATCTAAAATAAGTTCCGGTACTACATGGCCGAAGGGAACAATATTCTCATGTAGTAAAATTACTAAAGTACAGATAGCAACGGGTGAGGCAAATACTGTGGGTGCAGCTTTAATTACTGCAACTATGGGCAAATGTTCTGCAACTGGAGCGTGGGAAAGCTTTAAAGTTGTTTCCACCGAAGCGGTATTTAAGGGTATCACTGCTGCTGGCATGTCTGGGGCCGCGTTAATTGATAGCGGAGATACATGGAAACAGGATGCCGAGGTTTATGGATATAGTATTACGATGATAGAACTTTCCTCTGACTTAGTAGCTGGAAAAGTTGTGGCAAAGAAAAAACCAGTAGTAAAACCAGGCGCAATTGTGGCGCATGAAAAAATATTGTTGTAGTGGTAACGAGGAGAAGATTAATGGCGAATAACGGGAAGGGGGCGGACGCGAAAAAGATTGAAAAGTTTCGCAAGTCAAAAAAGATTTGGTATGAGGGATATGATTCCTCAACCAAAGTGAATGATAGCGTGGGTGAGATTGTGTACCGGGAGAAGCCGAAAGAAAAAGTACCGAAGGTGAAAAAGGTAAAAGAGAAACGCAAGATAGCGATTCTCGGGACCGCTGATAGTTTAGCAGCCGCACCGTTTGCGGACCCCGAGTGGGCGATTTATATTTGTGCGCCCTGCCTGACGTACAATACTACTAAGCGGTGGGATTTGGTGTTTGAGGTACACGATGAGAATTACGTAACGGATAAGGTAATCGTTGATAGATTGAATAGGGCCGATTGTAAGATTTTGATGCAACGACACTTTGACGAGATACCGAAAAGTGAACCTCTCCCGCTTGAGAAGATGGCCGAGGGGTATCACAAGAACTATACCAACACAATAGCCATGATGATCAGCTATGTAGTGTACGAGCAGAAGCTATACGGTGATGTAGCGGAAATCGGGGTGTGGGGCGTGAATATGGCCGCGAATGAAGAGTACGGCTTCCAGCGGCCCGCCTGTGAATATTGGTTGGGTATTGCCGAGGCGAACGGTATCAAGGTTACGGTATACGGTGAGAATAGCGCAGTGCTGAAATGCCATACGGTTTACGGGTTTGACAGAGAATGGGTGTTTATGCGGGAAGCCCGGACCCGGAAGAAACAACTGGAAATCGGCGAGAAAGAGTTGAATCAGAAAGTCGAAGAGATAAAACAACACTATTGGCAGCAACAGGGTGCGCTCAAAGATGTAGATTGGTTTTTGAGGAAGTATGAATGATTAAAATTACTTCTGAAGATGGTACGGCGCTAACAACTAAAATTATTGATACTGAAACTGGTGCTGAATTAGATAAATATATTCAGAAAATAATTCTCCAAGGAAAAGCGGGGAGTTATTGGCAAGCATGGGTAAAGTTAATAGATATTGAATTTGACATAAACGTTAATAAGGACCATTACAAAGAATGGCAATCATAACAGTAGATGAAGTAAAAGACATATTAGGTATCGACGGGGATTCTTACGATAACGATATCAATCGGATGATACCCTATGTACAAGAGGATATATGCGAGTACTGTAATAACTGGTTTCAGGATGGATATGTCTATCGGGAATCAGTAAGTTACATCTCGTTTGTACGCGGCACCACCGGGGATTCCGGGGATGTGATTATAGACGATGACAGTAAGTTTTTAGAAAAGGGTTTCTTGTCGGACATGGATGTTGTCGTGGAAGGCGGCGGGGCGAACGTGGGGATTCATCATGTCAAGACTGCGGCGGCGGGACAATTAACCCTCGATTCCACCGGGGAAGTTATCAGTCAAGACCCGGACGATACACAAGACAATAACTGGATCGGTGAGATAAAAATAAGCCGTATCAAGTGGCCGAAAGCGATCAAGCTCCCCGTGGCGCAGATGATTAACTACCTGATTGAGCATCCGCAGCCGAGCGATATCAAGAGCGAAACAATAGACGACTACTCGGTGACGTATGTAGGCTCCCATGCTTACCCTGACAGAGTGGCGCAGGGATTAAAGCCGTTTCGGCGGGCGGTGTTGATTTGAGCATTAGCGACTATTACTCCCAATCTATCGTTATTACCTCCCAGTCTACCTCTACCGGATGGGGTACGGACGGGAGCTGGGGGAGTGCATCGACGGTAGATGCGGCGGTGAATCCTATTATGGGAATCGAGCGATACGCCGCCGACCGCAAAACACTATTCGCCGACTGGAAGGTGTTTTGTAGTGATACGGTGAGCATAGATGAGGGCGACCGTATCACCTGGGCTTTAGGGAGCGATACGAAAACCCTGGATGTAGTGCATGTCAAGGATACACTGAACATGGGGCATCACAAGCGGATACTGTGCAAGGAGAAGTCGGATGCTTGATACGGTTCATATGAGTGGATGTAGTTCGTGTCAAGAATATGCCAAGGGGGGCATTGTTACTAAGCCCATCCTTGCAGCAATAATTAATGACATGGGAAACCCAATGCCCTCGTACATACCTTCGTGCATGATAAAAGAGGGAGCACCAATTGTAGTTATACAGACAGAGAAACCCAGAGAATTATCGAAGGTGCTACGGGGAAAGGAGTTGTGCAAGGAGAAGTCGGATGTTTAAACCTATTGATGAATTACAAAACGAAATAAATAGAATGGGTAAAAATTGGCAGGAATTGAAAAATGTAATTCTTGAATTGATTGAATATGTAGATGGATTGAAAGATATCATAAAAGAATTGGGGTATGAGGTAGAAAAAACTCCAGAAGGATTTCGGTACAAAAAAATTGACTAAAGGCAAGTGGACCGACAAGGTACAGCGGGACGATTTCGATAGGATGGTAAGGGGAGCGTTAACGGCGGTGGGCGTACATCTTGTCGGGGAGGCATTTGTCCGATGTCCCTATAAAACACATAGATTGCAGAATAGCATCACATGGGCCACACAAAAAGAAAAGGCAGATACACCATCGCCGCCTGCAACCGCAAGAGATGCAGTCAGTCAACCAGGTGACAAATACACTTGTTATGTAGGAACAAACGTAGAATATGCACAGCGTGTTGAATATAACGAAGCCAGAGGAGTACGGCAAAGTTTGAAAACGCGGCGCACATATAAAGCAACTCCTGGTAGCTCGTTTTTACGTCCAGCATTAGATGAAAACAAAAAAGAATGCCGCGAGATATTCCAGAATCATATAAAGGACATGGTACGTGGCAAGTAACACAATAGATCAAGCTCTAAATGTATTTATCAAAGCCTCCACCGCCGTACAAGATGAAATATCATCGAGGTTATTCTATACGGAAGCCGAGAGAGATGCAGCTTATCCTTATAGTGTTTATTTCCTTGTGTCTGACCCTCATGAGCCTATGGCGTTTAATCATACACTGACCGGGCAGGCGCGGGTGCAGTTCAACACTTACGATGACAACCGCTACGATGCCCTGCGGATCTCTGATGTACTCCGCGACCGCATCCACTTATCAACAGAAACAGCGATGGATGGGGTGACGGTGTATAGCGTGAAATGCTCGGGAACGATTGTAGAACCGTTAGACGAGCAAGATATATTTAGGGCGCGGTTTGATGCCCTGGTGGAGTATGCGGATGCATAGATGTAACAATCCCGATTGCGGGTATACGATAAACTGGAAGGGGCGCTATAAAATCTGTCCGAAATGCGGATTTGTGATGCATCCAGTTAAAAAGAAAATATATACTGGCAGAAAGAAGGAGCCGGTTATTGAAATAGATTTGGAGAAAATAGATGGCGATAAATAAGGGCTGGGATGGTGCTATACTTATCGGTTCCGATGAAATAGCGCATATTAACAACTGGGAGATTGCTTTCAGTGGTGATGCCCTGGAAAATACCGTCTTTGGTGATACAGTTTACGACCGCTCATATCAGCCGGGTCTTAGAAGTCATACGGTAACATTTAGTGGATATACCGAGGATTCGGATGCGGCGCAAGATGCACTTCTTGATGAAATGAGAGTTACCGATGAACCTACATCGGTGACTGTGTATTGTTTGCATGAACGATCTTCGACAATAGGTAAATCCGGCTGGTACGGAACGGCGGTTATTACAGGAATAACAGTAGGCACGCCGGTTGATGGATTATCACCCATAAGCGGTACATTTCAGATATCGGGTGGATTAGCGACATATAGCACTTAATCCATAGGGATGAATAATGGCGATTAATAAAGGATGGAACGGTAAAATAGCAGTATCCGACAAAGAAATAGGATACACAAATAATTGGGAAGTATCATTTAGTGGTGATGCATTAGAGAAAACTGCATTCGGCGACACAGTGCATGACAGAAGTTTCATGCCGGGATTACGCGCTCATACTATAACTTTCTCAGGTTATTTCGACGAGAATGATTCAGGCCAGGCAGATTTACTGGATGAAATGAAAAGCGGCGATGAAGCTCAATCCGTTGTATTTCAGTGTTTCCCCGAAAGAACCGGGCCGGGCTGGACGGGCGATGCAGTAATAACCGGAATTACGGTTAGTACGCCGATAGACGGGTTAGCTGCAATTAGCGGAACTCTACAAATCTCTGGTGGATTGAGAGAATGTATGTACGGTGAAGTTATCGAGGGCATTAAGGCCGGTGATGACGTAGAAGCCACTACATGATTAAAAGGAATTTAAATGGCAATAAATAAAGGATGGGACGGGCGGCTCATGATCGGTAGCACTTCTGCCGATAGCGAGTGCGCTTATATTAATAATTGGGAGTTAGCGTTTTCTGGTGATGCACTTGAAAACACAGCATTCGGTGATACGGTATATGATAGAAGTTATTCTCCAGGTTTGCGAAGTCATACCCTAACATTTAGCGGATATTCTGATCCTTCGGATGCAGTACATGATTTTCTTTTGGGTTATCAGTTAGCAACCGCAGAGGGAACGGAGATTTATTTCGAGACTCAGTATGACCGTAGTACCCCGAAGGGTTGGAGCGGTAAAGGTGTAGTAACCGGATTGACGATTTCTACTCCCGTAGATGGATTGGCCGCATTTAGTGGCACGATTCAGGTAACAGACGGATTGAGTACAGTTTAAGAGGAGTCCTATGAAGGTAAAGGTAGCCCGACAAGATGTATACGTCCCCGAATGGCGGGGCAATAGAAAACTTCCCGAGGCCGAACAGATAAAAGTTGATTTTACTTTTATGACGGCTGAGCAAGAGGAAAAATATTCAACTATCGTTCCCCGCTACAAAGGAACCGATATGGATAAAATGAATGTGGAAGTTGAAATCCATACAAACGCGAATGCTATCTGGGATGAATGCGTAAAAAGGGTGACGGGTCTTTTCGATGAAAATGACAAGGAAATCACGGATCCGAAAAAGGTACGCAACATCCCCGGCATTTACGGATTAATTACCGAAGTCGTTGCACAGATCAAAAAAGGTATTGACGAGGAAAAGTCAAAAAACTAACGATGGCTTACTGCCTTTGGGCGGCAGGGTATAGTAAGCCAGAACGGTTAAAGTCTTTCAAGGCAGATACCAAGTGGGAGTTAGCGGGCGGCAAATGGAAAGTCCGGCGCAACCAGATACATACATATTTTACTCAAGACTTCTGGCATAATCTCTCAATCTATCAGACCTTCAAAAGTTGTGGCCTCCCCTGGAACATGGGATGGGCGGAACATCCGAAAAACATAATTCAACTCATACGAATATTCGACCAGGCGGATGTAATGTATCAGAACTCACAGGCAAAAAATGATAGCTGAGGAATTAAAACTTGTAGTCAAATCCGATGTAGGTAAAGCGGTTAAGGATATGAGCCGTTTTACTGGGGCTACGGAAAAAACTACGGATGGATTTAAAAAACTTGCATTACGTATAGGGGCTACCGTTGCTTCTATGTATACCCTAAAGAAAGCATTTGATTTCGCTCAGGATGCTGCGCGGATAGGAGCGCAAACCAATCAGATACGCAGGGCATTGGATAACATGGCCCGACGGGCTGGAACTACCGCAGATAATATTGTGCGCGATATGCAGGAAATGTCAGGGAATACGATTGATCAATTGCAGATTATGGAATCGTCTTCCAAGGCTGCCTTGTTAGGTATTCCATTAGAACGAATTGGAGAACTGATGCAAGTAGCCCGTGCTTCTGCTACCGCCTTGGGTACGGATGTTGGTCAAATGTTTGATGATCTTGCTACTGGTATCGGTCGTCAAAGTAAAATGATACTTGATAATTTGGGTATTAATATTTCTGCCGAAAAGGCTTATCAAGATTATGCCGCCACACTTGGCAAAACCTCGGCACAATTATCAGATACCGAAAGACGACAAGCCTTCTTAAATGCTGTATTAGAAGATGGCAAACGCATTATGGAAGAAGTGGGAAAAGCAGGTTCTGAAATGACCGCTACTGAGCCGTGGCAAATGATGAAGGCTGCAATCACTGATGCAAAAATAGCATTAGGTGAAGGGTTATTCCCGCTATTTAATAAAGGTGCCTTGGCGGTTGCAAAGATGGTTCGGGACATTATCCCCTATTTGGAAAACTTGCCCGAAACATTTAAGGCAGTTGGGAACTTAATTCTTGCCATTCTACGGGAAACTTTTTCTTTTGAAATGATAAAAGAATGGGTTATTGATATGGCAATCGGTTGGTTTAATGTATGGAAAACCACGCTTTCTCATTTGCCTAAATTATTCTGGGATGCAATGCGATGGGCGAGTGCGCCGATAGAAAGCTTTATTACTTGGCTTGTAGAAATATTTAATAGTGCATGGGATAGAATACATAACGCTGCCGTAAAAGCTGTGGGGGGATTGCTGGAGAAAGTCTTCGGTATCGAGATGGAAGAGCGCATGATACGTCCCATCCGTGGTTTTAGGGAGTTTTATGGGGATACTGTAGATTTAATGATTGATAGGGGGAAAGAATTAGGAAAAGAACTGTATTCAACTCTTCATGATATCGTTAGTGAGAATATCAAAACATTAGAGAGACTTGCAGATAATTATGCAGATAATCCAGCTATTCAAGCCGCTCTCGAACAATTACAAACAATAAAAACGGAAGCCGCCGCAGCAGCAGCGGCGATGGCAGAGGGTGCGGGCACTGGTGGTGCAGATCCCGCAGATGATATCAACAATAAATTAATCCCAGCTTATAACGGTGTTATTGATGTTTTAAAACAAATGAACCGTGAACAAATAGATGTAATGACTGCTATTGAGGTTACAGCACAAAGGGCAAGAGATGCTGCGGAAAATGATATTATCCCAGCCCATGAAGGAATCGAGGGAATATTAAAAAAATTAAATAGAGAGTTTATCGAACATAAATCACATATAGAACTTGTAAAAGAAGCCTACGACGAATTAAAAGAAAAAAGTGAAGAATTCGCAGATACAGCAGTCAATGCGATGCGGCCCTTCACTGATGCTCTGGGACAAATGTTTCTTGACACTTCCAAGGGCATGGAAATGTTTAAAGAGGCGATGAAAAATGCAATCGCATCTATGCTCGAAATGTTAGCAAAATCCGCATTCGCACAGATGGCTTATTATTTAGGCTTGGGTACTGCATCCCTGGGAGTTGCGGCGAACATCCCTGGTGCAATCGCCCTGGGGGCCGCTGGAACTGGATTGATGATTGCCGCCGGTGTTGTGCGTGGATTAAAAGAAGGGGGTATCGTTACCCGGCCCACTCCTGCAGTTATCGGTGAAGCGGGACCGGAGGCGGTGATACCTTTGGATAAAATAAAGGGGTTGGGGGGGCCACAGATTGTGCAGAACATCACCGTTCGAGGGAGTGTGATTTCACAACGTGAATTGCAGCGATACGCAATTGGCGGATTGACAAAGGTAGCCCGTGGCTATTAAAGATATCTCTACCGCCTGGAAAGATGATTTAAAAGACAGGGCCTTTCCTACAGAGAGGATCTATATAGATTTCCGGCAAGAGATATATCCACCGTATACGGGTGAGATGATATATGCGGATATTATCGACGGGATCCGGTTGGGAGAATTGACGACTGGAGATTGGCGACACCGTGAAATCGCCGATGGTATTTTGATCGGTGAGACAATTGCCGGGACCGTGAGTACATAATGGGAAAGTTAGCACCACTTACTTATACAAAAATTACCTCTGGAGATAATCAACCGGGAAGCCACAACCTCACCGGGGGGTGTGCTGATTATATGTTGGAGCTTACTGACCCCGTGACGGTACGGGCGCGGGTATATCCTAACTTTGCATATGATACCGCAAGTGATCAACCAATATGGAGCTGGTATAACGATTCGAATAATTATCTAACCCTGCTTTACGATGCCGGGAATGATAGATATGAAGTCCACTGGAAAGACGGGGGGACAGAACGGATATTAGAAGGGGATATATACACCGACAATTCCCACCAGGTATGGACGGATGTTGATGTTGTTGTAGACTTTGCAAACAAACAGGCCGCGCTATACTTGGACAGAACTTCCAAGGATACCGCGTGGAGTGATACTGCTGATGCCAAGGGGCAGAATTACCCGCTATTTGAAATTCGGGGCGAGAACGGTACCGAGGGAGACTACAAGATAAATCATGTGCGGGTATTTCCCAGCCTTGAAGCTACCGCCGCACAAGTAGCTAATGATTATAAGTCTGTCAAGAATGAAGAAATCATTTGGCACTTTAACGGTGAGGGTTGCGGCAGGACAAGGGTAAACGTTACCCGATTTGTGCAGAATCTATACAACGAAAAGAGTGTAGAGAATCCGGCAGACGGGGCCGCTGGGTCAAACACCTGCACCGTTACCTTGCTTTCCGAGGGCGGTGAGTTTGCCGATGACCAATACGCCGCCTTTACTCCTACCTCAGACCAATTCAACGGAACCTCCAGCCAGAAATATATGCAAAACAGATGTCGCCTTGAGGTGGAAAGCTGGTACAATCATGTTTATGATTTAGTCTTTACTGGGCGGCTAGATGGGAACAGTTTCAGCCGGTCTTCTGCTGCAGGGCAGTTGCAGACGGTAACGATTACTGCCGAGGACTTGATAAGCGACATCGCCAGAAAGTTCCGGCGCAAAGCAAAAACCTACGAGGATTACAAACTCAGTGATAACGAAGAAGATAATAGTTTAGTTCATGCGATTACTCGGTTAGCAACAAAAGACCCGGTATATAATTTCCTGGCCAACAGCAGTTTTGAGAATGCGACAATAGGAAATAGTTGGAATGTTTATGGAACCGGGGCTACCTTTACCCGACAAAGCGGGGGACTGTTTGGGGCATATCAGGGAGATTTGGCTTATGGCTCTGCGACCTGTGCTATATATCAAGATATAAATTTTAATGGAACAAAAAAATTAAACGTGGGTGAGACTTGGACATTTTCCATGTGGCTCAAGTCTGCCGATGCCTGTGGGCATAATATAAATATTGAAGAATGGACAATTGGGGCCGGGGCAAGCAATGATGCATCCTCAACCGTCTGGAGTCTTTCAGGCGGAGAGGGTTGGGATTTATGGAGTGTGTCCCACACGATAACCGATTCTACTTCTAATCGGCTCAGATGTTTGGTTTGGCTTAATGATAATGCAACCCTCTCCATGGACGGCGCTATGCTCGTCCAGAACGACCGCGCCCTCAATTGGTTTGTGCTCAATAACAACGATGGGGCCAGTGGTGTGGAATCGGCCGATGATGCGGATAGTGATAGTTATGATTCTATCGGATTTGATTGTGACGAGGTAAATATTACTCACCCTTGGGCTTTGCTCCCGCAGGGTGCGAATGTCTGGAAACAGTTACAACTATTAGGCGATGCTGTGGGGGCGATGTATATCGGACTTGACGAATCGGGTACATTCAAACTCCGAGCGAAACTGAAAACCGGATACACCGACCCGACCTCTCTGGAAACTATAACAGACAGTCAGATAGCGATTATAGATACAGCTTTAGAACCGACACAAGCGAATAAGATAAAAGTGCATGGGGTGAAAATTAAAAAGCATAGTAATATCGTAACGCTCTGGAACGCCGCCGCTGCGGGGGTGTTCGGCAAGGGAACCGGGGAGATAATAGCCGAAAGTGTAGCGAATGGCGAAGATTGGCCGGATGATATTGTTGACTCCGAGACAAACGAGTCCCGTGGTGAAACCTGGGCGAAGTATGGGG